CCCTCCGCAACCTCGTACTTGTATTTGGTATAAGTGCGGACAACTTTCATCAATCCCTGGGGAAGGATATACCCGTGCTGGAACCCTCTTCCGGGTTCGTCGTTCTCATAGTCCATCTGTAGCTTCACAACGAGGAAGGACCAATCAAACTCCCGCATCGCACGCACTTGTGCGAGATCCTTGTACAGCCTGCACAGCCGGATCTCCCTAGACGGGGTGTCGCTGTCAAGGTCTGCTTGGGTGATCTCCTTGTCGAACAGGGATAGGGTGATTTTGTAAAGGTCCAAGTCCGTCATCATCCGCTCCAGCAACACGGGGGCCGAAGCCCCCGCCGAATCACTTCTTCGAGACCACCTTCTTGGGGGCGGGCTCTTCCTCCGTCACCTTCTCAAGCAAGTTGAACTCGACGACTTTCCCCTTCGGTACCTGGATGGTCTCCCCCTTCTTCAGGAACATCCCATCCCAGTAGCAATCTCTCTTTGCGACGTATGTATCCATCAAAGAGGCCTCACTACACCAACCACGGCACCGTCTGCGAAATCGTTGTCCTCAACGGTCCCGACGAGATCGACACGCACGTACCTCCCGCATTTGTCGGGCAGGGCGGCCTTGTACAGCACGGTGCCCTCAGTGAGGTCGGCAACGGCGAATTCCTCGCTGGACTGCACCACGGCAAGACTCTCAGGGTTATCACCCGAATAGATCTTGATCTGCAGTTTCGGAGCCTGGGTGACAGCTTGCTCACCCTCACCAGTCACTACGGCCTTCGCAGCCTTGGAGACATAGACCTCCAAAACCTCGTTGGTCTCCACCATCTGGTTCTTGGTGTCGAAGTCCAACACCACGCCTGTTTTGGTCGTCCCCCCCTCAACCGCTGCAAGCAGGTAGGGAGTGGGGTTGAAGACCGCTCTGGATTTCTCAAAAAGCATCTGCCACCTCCTTAAAGCACCTTGGCTTCGGTTGCGAGCATTGAATCGCACCGACGAACGACGAACGAATCGAACATGACGTCACCGATTGCGTTCTTTGGCACCGCATCTGCATACCTTGCAGGAGAAACACGCCCGGCATATCCCTTGCGCATGAAGCTGATCACACGGTTGTTCGCGTACAGCATCGCCCTGCTCTGGAAATCCACGGGCATGGCTGCGAACGCATCGTAGATTGCGGCCTCCAGGTTCCCGAGTGCGGCTACCTTGTCCTCGGCGTTCAGGTCGATGTTCGCGATGCGGATCACACTCTTGCGGTTTGCAATGCCAAGACCTGCGGTGCAGGCGTACTTGGTCTTTGCTACCTCGAGGATGGTCCCATCAGGCTGGGTCTCGGCCACGTACGGATACGCGGTGAATTCCATTCCGTTGTCCTTCTTGTGGGAAGGGTAGATCAGGTGTGCGCCTTCGTCCTCATCCCAGTACACGAGCAACATGGACGACATCCCGTTCGCATTGTTGCCACCAGCACTGAGGGTGATGAACGGGTATTCATTGTCACCTGCCACCCCATCGATGTCGGTCACCTTTGTGAACCGTGGCATGAAGCCCAGGAACTTCCTCGGGTCCTGGTTGCGGTTTCCGTACAGCAAGCCTTCCTCAAGGTCCAACCCGAGTCCGCGCAGGTGTCTGCGATCCTCACGCCAGCGAAGCTCCTTGTCATGCGGGGAAAGATCCATAGTCTTCTTCAGGCTCTTGGACCATGCCTCGATCATGCCGAGCTCCTCAGCGTACTTCTCCTGGGAGCCTTTGTTCGGCTTGGCACCTTCGTCCACAGCCACCCAAGTCCCACGCGGGGGATCTCCCTCACGGCCACCGATGTCGCGGAGCATATCGCTGGAAGCCTTCCACGGTGCATCGTTCCACATGGTCACTCGCTTGGTGACCTCGTCCACCACGGGGACAAGATCCTCGTTGTGGGTTGCTGCAGCAACATCTGCAAAAGTCAAATAGTCAGGCATTTAACCTCCTCAATCCGGGTACCTTACAGGGACCTTGGGATTTCTCCCATTCCCACTGGTGGTGCTGTTGCTCGGGAAGGAACCGTCCTCCTTGATGGACTCGCCGACCCTCGACAACAACTCAGCCACAGCCGGGTTGATGCTGGCACCAGTACGGTCGAGAGCCCCGGCCAGATCCTTGTCGGACTGAACCAGGGCGATGTACGCACGCGTCATCGCTTTCCTCTTCGCCTCGTATTGGTCTCCCCAGCTCTTCTTCAGCTGTGCCTCACACCAATCCTTCCCTTTCGTGATCAACTCGCTCATGGAACCCTTCTGGCCCTCAGAAAGCGTGTCGAAGACCTTCTCCGCCACAGCCTGGGGCACCCCGGATTCCTCAAGCATCCCCTTGAGGGATTCAGTGATCGTACCGAAAGGATCGGAATCGGCATCCAGACCCTTCTCAAATTTCTCATACTTTACGGGCTGCGTTCCCTTCGCGTCGCTCTCAGATCCCTCGCTCCCATCAGTCTTGCCCCTCGTACTGCGTACGAAATCCGCCAGCGTTGCGTACTGCTGGAGGTCGGCCTCATTCTTCAGGTCGTTCGGAAGCTGTGCCATCCACGCAGGACTGGCCGTTCCCTTCACACCCCCAAGGGTGCTCTCGCCAGTGCTCTGGGTTCCCTCAGGTTGCCCAAGCCCCTGCTGTTCCTTCCCATCGGTTCCGGGCGCCCCCTTGACCTCAGGTTCAACACCAGTGCCGGTCCCATTGTTCGTATCCATCGCTCTCTCCTTCATCCGATCAGTCGATCGGTTGTTTCCATTCATGGTTCAGCATCCACTCGAGCAGGGGGAGAAGGGATTCTGCGTCCAGCATCCCCAGGTCCTCCAGCTTCTTGATGCCGAAGTTGTGCAACGCTACCGCCCCCGGATCACACGGGATCTGCTCGAACACCCTGCAATCAACCAAGGTGCGTGCAAGCTCATACAGACCTTCCTGTGTGCGGTACACGTTCTTGAGCGCATTGCGTATGCTAATGATCTCCCTATCTATCTGCTGGTCCTTGCTGATCATAATCCCCCCACCTGTCCCATCGCCATTTGCTGCGGCATCGTCCCCTTCTGTGGCAGCTTGCTCAATGCCTCAATCTGATTCTTCATGTTCTCGGCTCTTGCCTGTTCCTCAAGGACGGCCTGCTGACGTGCCTTGATTTTCTTGACATCAGCCTGCTCTCTGATGACCGTCTCCGGCATGTTGTGGGAGCTGAGAGCCTGCCTTGCAAACTCATCCTCATCCACGTTAACCAGCGCATTCGGGAAGAATTGCTGTATCACACCGAGCATCTGCGCCCCCTGTACAATCCCTGTTGACTGGTGATACGCTTTCATGTTCTGTGCGAGAGGCCCATCGAGCACAACCTTCACCTGCCCGTTCTTGGACACCTTGACCAGTTCGGCTGGAGGAGGAGGAAGAAGCCCGTTGCGCTCCATGATGTGGTATGTGCGCATGATCAATGGGGCAATCTTCTCCTCCTGCATGTTGCCTATGATCGCAGAGAGCAGGATCAACCCCTCTCCCTTCATCTCGCGTATCTCGGTGGCCGTACGGTCCTTGTCGTCATTACGCATGAGCATCGTGAAAAGGTCCGCATGCAAGGCGGAGTTGATGAACCCGGCGATCTTCTCAATCTGTGCCATCACCATGTCGATGTTCAGCGATGTCTGGAACAACTGAGGGATCTGGTTCTGCCCGAGCTCAACATAGTTCTTCCCACCCGGATCGAGATTCAGCCTGCCCTTCAATGAGGGAGGCGCAAAGATCGGCGGATTGATCTGCTTGTCCGTTGCGGTGATGTTCAGACTCTCTAGCCTGTCGAGCTTCTTGATCTCCTCCAGATACTCAATCACCGGGGAAGACCCGTACGGACTGCTCCCGTTGAGGTTCCACCTATGCACGGCAATCGGGAATTCATCGTATCCGCTTTCGTCGAAGACCTCGTCGCCGACGTACGAGTAATGCACAGAGGCGAATGGCTTGCTGGTTGAGATGATAGCCTTGCCCTTGTTGCTGATCGCATCTTCCCTCGGGTAGATGGCATGCAGGAACTTCACCCTCTGATGGCCAGCCCCATTTCGGTACATCCTCTTCACCTCGGATGGAAGCTTGTCCCCCCAACGCTTGTACGCTTTCCTGACGGGGATCTCATATACGCGGTAAAAAGTGTCCACCTTCCGCGTCTCATCCTCGGCGATATAGAACTCCTGCGGATCGATCGTGTCGTAGTAGACCTTGCTGCGCTTCACATCATCGATGATGAACTCGGCGCTCGTACCCTGTACGAACACATCCCGGATCGCCAATCCCGTGGTCGAGTAGAAATTCGTCTGTGCGAACATGTCCAGGATTGCCGTGACCACCTGCTCCAGATAGTCCTTCGCCCCATAGATCTGGTCGGCACGCTCAAATCTCTTGCCTTGTGTCGTGAAATTGAACCACCGCACATTCTGGCTGAGAAGATACCCCATGATCCCTTCCACGGTTATGTTGGTCGCCCTCACCGCATGGATGGTATGGTTTTTGATGTCCTTGATCTTGTTTTGCCCGAGGTTGAAGCCCTTGGAGCGATGCTTTACGAATGCACACGCTTCCCATCTCACCGCTTCCGTGGGACGACGGATGTCCTCCATCTCGGAGAGCGTTTCAAGAAGAGACTCCTTCAACTCATTCAGATGCTTCTTATTCCCGTCCACATTTGAATTAGAACATATTTTGCAAGAAAGAAGGTGTCACAACGGGACAGATAACCAACACCTATGAGCATAACTTGATAGATGCACCCTTTTGGTGCTTAAATCACTTGACAAAAGCACCCTTAGGGTGCATCATGGAATTACAAGTCAATCAAGGGAGAAACATCATGGAGAAACATTACAAGAATGAAATGGTAAGGCAACAGGTGGAGAACCTGCTTGAGCTGTACCCGTATTGCCACATTGACGAAAGCGGATGGCTGCTCGGCTGGGACAGCGGCAAATACACCGAGGACATCCTCCTGTCAGACATTGACTCAATCGAGTTCCTAGTGGACAAGGCCGTCCTTCACTCCGAAAAAGGGACACGGTTCGGGTACAATGAGGTTGAGTTCTACGCGATGTCCGCGGTCCTCCCGTACAAGGCTGATGTTGTTTACACTGATGCCGACAAGCTCTTGAAAGAGGTGACGATACTGAAAGCCTCAGACCTCAAGAAATGGCTCTTGAAGCTTGGGTTCAAGATAAATCCCAAGAGAATCATCTGGACAAAGCATTTCGGTCTCCAATTCAACCCAAGGTCCCAAATTGTTGTGCTGTATCCGTTCGGGTCCTCTGTGCTTGACTTCAAGGAATACACGCTCAAGATGCTCGACGGAATCACATGGAGGTTGGAGGCTGGCACGGACACTTCGTCAATCAGCCTCATCTGCGAGAGAATCATCAGATGATGCAAAGAGGTAGCGACATGCAAGATAACATGAAGGTTGTCATCAAGGGAGTGCGATACAACACCGCATCATCGGACAGGATTTGCACCATAAAGGCAAACTCACCGAACGAATTCACCCACATGGAGGCCACCCTCTACCGAACCAAGATAGCCAAGCGGTACTTCCTTGCGGGCCGTGGGGGGATGCTGTCCCTCTTCGCAAGGCGGGAGCAATCATCCTGCTGGGTGGGGGGAGACGGGGTCATTCCCCTCAACAAGGATGATGCAAGGAAACTGGCGAAGCGGTACGCAACCGCTGAGGACGTCGCAAGGTTCTTTGATGCGGAATGATTAATCGCGTTGGCAAATGCAAACAGCCTCCCGGGAAGGGGGCTGTTTTGTTGCACGCCCGCAAACCTGCTCGACAATATTGCTAGAACGGCTCGTACGGCTCATTGTCTTCGGTCGGGATCCCAAGCCTTTGCTTGAGCAAATCCTCAGCGGTAAGGGGGTCCGGGAAGTACAGGAAAGGCACGACCTGCTCGTCCACGATCTTGCTCAACCCATCCAGCATGTCATCATGACTGCAGAAAGGATATGCGAGAAACTCCTCCAGGATGAACTGCTCCATCAGGTTGACGGTCTCCCCTTCCCAGTTCTTCCACCAGATTGCATCAGGCATGTACACCCTATGATTGCGGAACAATGGTTCCAGTGCCTCAATCCGCAAGCCCTTCGCTACGGTTGCCTTCACAGGGTACAGGGGGAAGCGGTAATTCCTAAGTTCCATCTGCTCCTCGATGTGCTGGGTATCCGCCTGCATCCCAACCGACTCGTAATGCACCCCCAGATTGGGTCGGTACTTCTGATGCAGTGCGAAGAGAGCGTTTGTTCTTCCTGTGAGGGACAGCTTATCGCGGATCATGTCGATTATATAGTAGTTGCGGTCTGCTCCCAGCCCCACGACCCACATCGTTGTATAGTCAGTTTTCCGCTTCACCTTGTCGGCAGGATCTACCACAATCACGCGGTTTAGGTTCTCCCAGATTGTGGGAGTCCAAGGCTTGATCCACTCCCGCTTGAAGCCCATGCTGCCCGCTTGCCTTGGGTCGCACATCATCTGGCTGGCAAACACCCAAGAACCGAGATCCTTCTTCTTGTCCGCCAAGATCTCCTTGGTGAGGAGGACGGGGTCTCCCCTTTCATCCACGCAGGGATAGATCCTGGCCTTGGCAGATTTTCTCTTCAGGATCTCAGAGTAGGTGTCTGCGTAATGGTAACGGGTGCCGATGATCCTCACCCTCGTAGGCTTCCCCCCACTGCTGGATCCCGTGTTCAGGCTCATCTCGTAGGCCTTGGTGGTACGGTCGATCATCTCGGCCGACGTGACGCTGTCCAGCGTGACTACGTCGTCGTAAATCAGTATCGTGTAGTGCCCCCCAGTTTTCTGCCCGGTGACAAGCCCGGAGGCCGTCAAGGTGTCTTCCTTGGCCCTGCTTTTCCTCTTCACACGGATGGAGTCCGTTGTCCACGGGATTCTCTGCCTTACATTGTCCTCATCAAGGTACGTACCCTTCAGCGGGTCTTCCCACAGGATCTCCGGGAACAGCCACTTGAGCCTCCAGTTGGTCTCAAATTCCGTCTTCACCTGGTTCACGAAACTCTTGGCAAGCGTCTGGTTGAAGCTGTATATACAGATTCTCTCTTCCGGGTTGATCAAGATATCTTGCATGGTCTTCAGCCAAGTGATGATGGTACTTTTGTAGTGCTCTCGGGCCCATATGTCGATGTAGCCGTCGGGGTTTTCCTGCACCTCCTTGCACCGCTCATAGAGCCAGTCGCGATTCAGATCTTCACGTTCGCAGACGTACACGCCAAGGAAGAAGAGGTCGCTCCTCACCATGAACCGCATCCACTCCCTCAACGCTTCCGGGTTCTCATTTTCCCTGAATTCAGCAATGATCCTGTCGCACTCGGTTATGTATCGGTCACGCGTCATCGTCACCGTCCACCCCCAAAAGCCTACGTGATCGCTCAAGCAGGTCGTCGCTCAGCTTCTTGGCAACCTTATGATCCACGTGGATCTCCCCGGAGACCTCATGCTTGTCGGCAACACCCAGGGCGTCCCTCTTCGTCTTCACGGCGAACTCTGCAAGGTTCTTCCACTCTGTAGGCTTGATCTCCCCATACTCCAGCTGCGGGAGCTTGCGGAGCAACATCTCCATAATCCTATCGGCGACATCTATATGTTCCTCGGCAGTCTTTCTGACCCGATCCTCGTTGGTTTCCCTCTTGATGGCTTCAATATGTGCATCATAGGCCTCGGCCCTCTCAACCCAGGCGTACTTGCTAGACCACCTCAGAGTCAGTGATTTTTTTGATATACCTTCACTATACTTTTGATTCAGTTTCTCATGGAACCACTCATATGCCCTCGCTGACTCGTCTTCTCGCTTGTCCCATAACATGTCCATATTCTCCCATATTTTGCCTGCAATGTGGTGTTCTTGGAGGACAGTTAGTAAATCGGCTCGTCAAACGCTGTCACCCCGTCGTCCAAAGGTTCCCCGGTCCTTAACAGATTGTACAGCTGATGCCTTGATATACCGTAAGCTTCAGCACACTCAGCCTTCGACCTATACCGCTTCACTGTTGTCGGCGTGTAAGCCACCACCGGGGTTCCCTCACGCTTCCGCTTTGATCTCTTGTGCCTCATAATTACTCACACCCGCTTTCTTGGGCCTTCTCCACCTAAGTCGCTGGCTCCTCACTTCCGCGAGGTACGAACCCTTGTCGATATCAGCCAGATTCAGGTAAAAGTCGACCAGATTGCCTTGCAGGAAGGATTCTACTTCCTTATTGTCCTCGTAGTACTTCCAGTCGTATTTCGCCAGTTCAAGTACGGCATTTGCCAGAGCTTGATATGGATTGTATGCTCCCACGTAACTATGCCTCCCATCCGTTAGGCAGGGTTAAGGAGTCTTCCCATGAGCCGGAGAAGTCAACAAAACTCTCATTAATCTCCATGTAATCGTCAGCTTCGTTGTGCCAGAACTTACCAAACTGAGTTGTTTCCAGCCTTGGCATTGCACCATGAGCAGTAATCCCACCATCTCTGCCAATCGTTATAGGTCTGCCAATGAGGTTTGCCATTTCTTGCATGGTAATCTTTGCACTGCCACTAATCAGCCTGCCGTAGGCTTCTGCCTTCTCCTTGAGGGCAGAGATTTCATCACACTGAGTGCGAATTATTTCGATCGCATCGTCAGAAATGTTGGCCTTGGATTCGAGCCATGCTATATAATCTTCTGTGGGGAAGGATGGCGTGACGCCACTGATTTGCGATACAAGCATCATGCTCATCTTTCCCGTCTCCTGCTCATACCCGTGCATCATTTTTGATTTTTCCATTGGAAGCCTCCTTCTTCGTCTCTTCCCAGATCTCTTTTACAATCCGAGTAAACTTCTCCATCTCTCCCCGATTCCCTGCAAATGAGTTCAGGTATGCAATCCTCTTCACCAGCTTCACCCAAGCGACATGCTCACGTGTCATAATAAGCCCTCCCTCAACCTGTAATCCTCTCCTACGAGTTCGATGATCGCCCCGTCGCCAGCTACACGGGAGATTGTGGAAGCCCCCATCACGGAAACCAGGTCCTCTTCCCCTGCGTTCGTGATGAGCACGGTCGGGAGCATGTCGTTGTACCTTCGGTTCACCAGCGTGTAGAGATACACGAACTCCGTCTTGCTTCCGAAGGACTTGTCCACCTCATCGATGACCAGATAGTCAACCCCTGCATACCTGTGCATCACAGCGTGCGTGCTGTCGTCGGCGAACGATTGCCTCACCTCGCTGAAGAAGTCATATGCGAGGACGTATTGCAAGATGGGTCTTGCCGGTCCCGTTGCTCCCATAGATGATTGCGCTTCTTCCGCTCATAAGATGCCGTACAGCACTCTTCTGCGCTGGGGTCGCAACCCTGTAGTTCCCGAAGGTCTTGTCGGCAAAACGACGGGGGAACTGCCCAAGTTGCGAGGAAACCCACTCCTTGAGTCTCTCAGCTTCCCTGGCCTTCTTCTGAGCCTCTTCCTCCTGCCTTTCCAGACGCTCGTTGGCCTCACGCTCCTCTTCTGTGAGCACCCTCCCGTATCTCTCTGTCTCAGCCCGCTCCCTCATGAGCATCAGCTGTCCCTTGAGGTTGTCGGCAATACTTCTTCCCTCGATCATCATAATCCTCCCAGTTTTTGATACTTCGAGATGTCCAGCCCGTAACCCTCGCTCGAATATCGTGTCTTCACAGCCGTGGGCTTCTGCCGTTTCTCCCACGTACGCACGGCTGCCTTCCAGTCCTTCATTCCTTCCTTTCCCACCTTCCACCCCTTCGACTCGTAGAAGTCGATGAAGGTCTGCGGATCCACCCCGTTCCTTCGCTCCGTGCAGTAAGCGGATACTTCCTCCACCGAAGGTTTTTTGAAACGTGGGGACGACTTTGTCGGCCCTATACCTATAGGGGTAGGAATAGGAGAAGGAGAAGGAATAGGAGAAGGAGAAGGAGAAGGAGAAGGAGAAGGAGAAGGAGAAGGAAGAGGGGTATTACTGTTCGTATTCGCCCCGTATTCGCCCCGTATACCAACCGTATCAGGAGCCCCCATTTGGCGATTTCTCCTTCTTTCCCATCTAGTCTCGATTGCTTTCCTTGCCTGCTCACTCCGTGCATCCGCGTGGTATATCCACGGCTGATGGTGTTCCCAGTCATGGATTGCATACCCTTCTGATGTATGCACCATGAAGCCCACCGAAACCATCGCATCAACCAAGAATCCGTCTTCTCCATGCCAGTCCGCGAAGTCCTCGATATCCTCAATCGTGCAACCCCTGAAAAGGCCTTTCTGGTACATCTTGCCTGCAATCGAGAACAGCCTGATCAGCCCATAGAAAGCCTCGTACCCGGCCTTTCGGATGAGCCTCTTCACCTTCGGGTGATCCACGAAGTTGAGATTTATCCTCATGTCGTCGATAGCCATCACACTTCCTTCCTATACAAGCTGCGGTGCTTGCTTGTGTTGACCACAATCTTCTTGCCCTTGCGCTCGTTATACATGCGGAAATACCTCGTAACCGTCCCGTCGTGAGGGAACTTGGCACCATCTGTGTATCTCCATACATGAATCTGAACTGCCTTGGGATTGAACTCTCTCCCACTGTCAACGTGCTCGATGAAATCAAAGACGCCGTCGATGATTGTTTTCTTTATTTGCAATGGAAACATCTCAGATCCCTCCCCGATCAGAACAACGTCATCTGCTCGTCGTCCCCGGGCGTCACATACAACGCCCGTTCAATCGCCCGTTCATCACGTTCAATAGGTTCAGCTGCTTCAATCCGCTTGCCGATCCACCGCATGACAGGGACGGCCATCGAGTTCCCCAGAGCTTTGTATCGCCTGCCGTCAGGGGATGAAGGTTTCCCCTTCCAAGGAATATTTGTCCAGTTGTCGGGGAATCCTTGGAGCCTTTCGCACTCGACTGGAGTGAGCCTACGGACGACTGTGTTGTGCATCACACACGGCTGATTGTCTCCCATCTCAGCTCTGAGTGTAGGGCAGTTATCATCCCATATACGGTTGCCTTGCCTTTTCTCTTCTATACATAGATCCTCCACAACCAGGTCTGTTGCATCTTTGTAATCACGTTGCTTCAGAGTGCTGGCATTGTCTCCGTTGCCGTATTCACCGAACGCTCTCATATCAAATGTCTGCAGTATGAGATGGACGTTGCCCCCTCCCGTCCCCATCTTGCTGGTGAGCGTGGGGGCTACCCCATCCTCACAACGGGTTACGCGTGAGTCGTTTGCGTGGTTTTCGTAGATGCAACCCTCTCCAACGCTTCCTTCAGCTCCTTCGGAATCTCTTTCCCCCTCGTTTCCGCTCTTCGCAGGATCCCAGCACAGGCCGTCTTGCTCAAATAGAATCGGGGATCGACCCCACCACGCTCCAGTATCGAGGAGAGCGTAGATTCGACGACGTCTCTGGGGGACTCTGAAGTATTGAGCGTCCAGCACGCGCCACTCGACACATCTGCTCCCATCAAGCGAAATGCCGACTCCACTGTTCTTCCATCCCCCTTCGGGGACTT